CAAATGAAATATTAAAATTAGTTTTAGGATTAGGTGCTAAAAAAGAAAACCCTATAAACAGTATTACATATATCATTAATGATTTTACAAAAAGAATTACAAGTGCAGACAAAGATTTTAAACGAGATGCAACGGACCCACAAAAATTAATAGAAAATCCATTTTTATTATCAGAAGAATTTAATGATTTACAAGCAAACAAATACAGAGAATACAGTAGAGCGTATGAGTTTGTAAAATTTTTACAAGATGATTTAAAATTATCTCGTTACGAAATATTTAAAGAATTAAGAGATAGAAGAGGATTTAGTAAACAAACAATTAATATGTTGTTACAAGGTGTATACAATCCAACTAATTTACCGCCGTTAGATGTAACATCTATATATCCTAAAATTTTACAAAGAATTAAAAAGAATAATCCTGAAAAATATGCTGACCTTACATTAAATGATATTTTTAATAGATCAGAATTAAATAACATTAAACAAAAATGGATGAGAGTTCCATTAGGATTAGACAACAAACAATTAGAACATTGGTTCTTAACAGGTGAAATATTAAAAGAAGAACCTGTAGAAGTAGAACCAGTATCAAGTATCGTACCAGAAGAAAAAGTTACACAAGTATCTGAAGCAATAACTATTCCAAATAATGTGCCTGTAAACACTGAGAATGTTTCGCAAGAAGTTGTAAAAACTGCGGCACTGCCTACTAATATTAACAAAGATACAGGCTTGACATCAACAGAGGAAGCTTTACTATCTAACACGGAAAAAGCTTTGAGAAGAAAACAAAGGAATGTAACAGTATAATGTCTAAGAACGCATTACAAAAAATAGAAGACCATGAAAAGTTATGCAGAATTATGCAAAAACAAACTCATGACAAAATACATAAAATAGAATCTCAAATAAGTAGACTTGAAAAAATTGTATTAGTATCAGCAGGAATGCTTATAATGGGAATGGCTAATATGATTTTCATGTTACTAACTCAACAATAAACTATGAATCTTTCACGTAATTTTACTCTTTCAGAATTAACTAAATCAGACACTGCCATCAGGAAAGGCATTAACAACAATCCTAATTCAGAACAAATAGAAAAATTAAAAGCATTGTGCGAAAATATTTTACAGCCAGTACGTGACCACTTCGGCAGAGTCAAGGTAACTAGCGGATTTCGTAGCACAGAATTATGCACTGCTATTGGTAGCTCTGTAAATTCACAACATGCCAAAGCTGAGGCCGCAGACTTCGAAGTGTTGGGCACAGACAACGCTGAATTATTTGATTGGATTAAAAATAATCTTACGCCAGATCAATTGATCCTTGAGTTTTACACTCCTGGTGAACCTAACTCGGGATGGATTCACTGCAGCTGGATACCGGACCAACCAAGAGCATCATTCTTACATGCGTATAGATCCGAAGGTAAAACTAAGTACCGACCAATATTAGGAAGTGCTAAAGAAATAGTTTAGATCCACTCTTTTAATTGTTCACCCATTATTTCTGTAGCTATATTTATTTTTTTACGAAGAGCTTTTACGATTCTTTCATCAACCGTATCTTCACATATAATATCTATATAAGTCATAGGTTTTTCTTGTCCTATTCTGTCTATTCTAGCTTCTGACTGTTGACGTTTTTCTAGGTCGTATCCGTTAGAATAGTAAATCATGGTACTTGCAGCCGTCAAAGTTATCCCATAGCCGCCCGTAGAAGGCGTTCCAACAAGAAACCGGCACTTAGGGTCATCCTGAAATCGCTTAATATTATCTTGTCTTTCTTCTTGTGGTGTCAAACCATAATAGGTAACAACACTGTCTTCTCCATATTCTTTACTAATATGTTTTACTAGCTCATGTACATCGTATTGATAGTGGGCCCATATCACAGCTTTGCCCTCTACCTCTTCTAGTAATTCCATAATCTCACTAAGTCTATTGTTTTTGATAGTCTGTATTGAACCATCATCAGCTTTGAAATGACCACAAGTTATTTGGTGTAGTCGCATTAATTGTGTTAGAGCGCTAGCACTGGTAACCATCTTACCATTTAATTGTGCAAGAGCCATTTGTTTCATTTGTTTATATAGTTTGTCTTGTTCTGCAGACAAAGTAATTACACGTTTCATAAATGTTTTTTTAGGTAGATCTAGACAATCATCTTTAAGAACACGATAAGAAAAAGGTTTTAGTTTATCAGACAACTCACCTAAATTTTTATATCCAACCACTATCTCAACCGATCTCCCATTAAACATAGCTTTACGCATGATTGCGTATCTAGTTCTAAATGTATAATAAGAAGAGTGGTCCAGTAAATACTCATCTAAAAATTCACATTGTTTATATAAATCTAGTGGTGATTTAGTTACAGGTGATCCGGTAAGTATACGTCTATATTTTGCAGCCTTACCTAATGCTACAATATTTTTTGTACGTTTAGCTCCAGGGTTTTTGATAGTTGTTGACTCATCAATAGCCATATATGTATTGTGAGAGTTTAGAAAACGAGCTGCAAAATCCACACCTTTTTTAGTAGAGAATGCCTCTACATTCATAACTAATATGTGTAAGTCATGACCCGTTTTGAACAGTGTGTCTAATTTTTGTTGCTGTGTTTTGTTAATTAATGATTGCCATAACACAGTAGTAGGTTCAATATGGTCTGGTAAATGTGTGGGTATTTCTTGTGAGTACCAGTTTTTGTATACACCTTTGGGTGCAATAATAAGAGCCCCATTAATTTTACCGTGGTCATACAGCATAGCTATATTATCTATGGCAACTTTGGTTTTACCTGTTCCCATTTCCATAAAGTATGCAAATACTTTTTTCTTCCATGACTTTTCCAACGCAGTCATTTGATGCGCGTAAGGTTTTGTTTTAAATTTATAATTCATAGTTCTTCTTTCTAGTTGACAATATAATCATAAGCACCTATATTGTCAAGCATGAAAGACAGATCAGAAGTATATGTAATCCAAGAAATTCCAGGCACTCGAATAGGGAGACCTAAAATAAATATTATGGGCGCACAAAAATATGGCGACATAAAAGTTTTATTAAGGGAAGACTCTCAAATAATTTTTAGTCCTGGACCTATCGTATATAATCTTAGACAAAAATTAAAAGACTTTACTCAAGAAGATTATTTATTATTGACAGGTGATCCAGCTATAATTGGTATTGCATGTTCAATAGTATCCGATATAACAAATGGAATTTACAATTTGTTAAAATGGGATCGACAAGAAAGCACATATTATCCGATCAGAGTCAGTCTATACGAGAAAGGAGAAATAGATGAGTAATGAAAACCTACAACAAATGTTTGTAGAAGATTCACCAGAACAAGTGAATGAATTAGCAAACGTAGATAGTTTGTCAAAGCATGTGCTAGACTTACAAAGATTAGAAACTGAAATTGAAAGAGAAGAACAGCTTCTAAAACAAAAGAAAGCACAAGCAGATAAAATATCAGCAGAAGTGATCCCTGAAATTATGGATCAGATGAAATTAAAAACTCTTAAACTTCAAGATGGTTCTGCCATAGAAGTTAAAGAAGTTTATAGCGCAACAATTCCTGTAGCACAAAAGGAAAATGCGTTTAGATGGCTTCGAGACAATGACCTAGGTGATCTTATTAAGAATGAGATTACTGTTTCCTTTGGTCGTGGCGAAGATGATAAGGCTAGCACTTATGCTAACCTTGCAGAAAGTCAAGGCTACCAACCACAACAAAAATTAAAGGTAGAACCTATGACATTAAAAGCACTGTACAGAGAGCGAGTTGAAAGTGGTGAAGATTTGCCTTCTGAACATTTTAATCTGTTTAAGGGAAACAAAACAAAAATAACAAGGAACAAATAACATGACACAAGAAACAAGTGACGTTACTATAAAAAAAGAAGGTAACTTACCAGCAGAGATGAATTTTATTCAGGATGCTGGTGCTGGACTTGAGAACATAGATAAAGACGATTTGGCTTTACCATTTCTCAAGCTATTACAAAGTGGTTCGGATGAAACTAAAAAGAAACATGCGAACTATGTAGAAGGAGCAGAAGCAGGAATGTTCTACAATACAGTTACAAAAAGACTGTATGATGGGGAGAAGGGTATAGAAGTTATACCTTGCTTTTACAAATTGACATTCCCAGAGTGGGCACCTTTTGAAAGACGAGAGGGTAGACCTATTAGTCCGGACAGAGGACCAGAGATCTTAGCTAAAACTAAGAAGAATGCTCAAGGAAAAGATTGTTTAGATAATGGAAATGAAATTATCAAAACAGCAAATCATTTTGTGATTATCAATGGTGACAAACCAGAGAAGGCTTTGATGGCTATGAAGTCTACTCAACTTAAAGTGAGTAGAGGTTGGAACTCATTGATGCAAGATCAATTTGAAACTGATCCTAAAACTAGCAAAGCTTTACCAGCACCAATGTTTTCACGAGTGTACAAATTACAATCTGTAGAAAACAGCGGAAGTTTTACTTGGCACGGATACAAAGTATCATTGGCCAAGAAGGTGGATAACGCATCGCTATATCAGATGGCGAAAGAATTCCATAACTCTTTGAAACAGAGTAACGCTACGGCTACAACGGAAGAATCTAATTACTAGATTCCTCTACATGAGGATAGGGGTAGGGAAGCGAGAGTGGAACTACCCCGACCCGGGATCATTATGGATAAAGAATTTATAGAATTATTTAAAGGGTATGAAGGTGACTTTGGCATGGCTGACATGTCTAATACATCGGTTGATACAGATAAAAATAAAATAAAACCTAACTACGAGTGGGCAGGTAGACCTGTCACTGATGAAGATTACTCAAATCATTTACAAGGTAAAAAATCTATTGGTATACAACCATGTAGAATAGATAAGACTGCACAGTTTGGATGCATAGACATTGACCCCCCAGACTATGGCACATTTAAAGTAGAAAATTATTTAGCATTATTCCAACAATATAAACTACCATTGGTTCCAATACTTTCTAAGAGTGGTGGATTACATTGTTATATATTTTTAAAGGAGGCAATACCTACGGTAGATTTGATAGAAGCATTGAAAGCTTTTCTACTACCTCTAGGATTAAAACCTACCACAGAGGTTTTTCCTAAACAGAAAGAATTACAGAAGGATGACAAAGGCGACATAAA